CACCCCCTCACCCGCCGGCCCGATCCTGAGTCATCGCGCAGCAGCTGGATCGAACAGCTAGTGGTATCGATGACCAGCACCGGCAACGGTTACTGCGAGATCATCCGAGATGCAGCCGGGCAGCCCATCGCCCTGCCGGTACTCAACCCGCTGCAGGTTCGCATCCACACCAACGCCGCCGGCCGCATCACCAAATACAGCTACCGAGGCACCGACCTACAGCCCCGAAACATGATGCACGTAACCCTGCTGCGCGTGCCCGGCTCGGCGTATGGCCTCGGCCCCATCCAGGCCGCCCAGCCTGACCTGCGCGGGGCCATCAGCACCCGCGACTATGCAGCCGCGTGGCTGGATGATTCCGGCGTACCCACCGGGGTGCTCAAAACAGATCAGAACGTCACCGCCGAGGTAGCCAAAAACGCCAAAGACAAGTGGAACGCCGACGCCGGCCAGAAAAACGGCGTGGTAGTGCTCGGTAATGGCCTGGACTATCGGCCTATATTTCTGTCTCCCAAAGATGTGCAATTTATTGAATCCCAGCAGTTCAGCGTTACGCAGATCGCCCGCCTGTTCGGCACGCCGGCCTCGCTGATGCTGGCCTCGGTGGAGGGTTCCAGCCAGACCTACAGCAATGTTGAGCAGGACTGGCTCGCCTACGTTCGCTTCACCCTCATGGGATACCTGACCGAGATCGAGGATGCCCTAACCCAGCTGCTGCCGGGTGCTCGCAGCGCCAAGTTCAACATCGAGGCGCTACTGCGCGCAGATACCACCACCCGCTACGCCAGCTACCAGACAGCGATCGCCGCCGGCTTCCTGACGATCGCCGAGATCCGCGACATCGAGGGCTGGGCGCCACTAACTGACACTGAGGAGATGCTGGCCGAATGATCACCACCGACACCCGCGAGCTGCACATGCGCGCAGCAGCAGACACCGACACTCGCACCGTCACCGGCGTAGGTGTCCCCTATGGGGAAACGATCACCATTTACGGCGAGAGGGAACGCTTCGCCCCTGGCTCGGTGGATGCTGCCGGCGCCAAACTGTTCAGCCGCCACCGCGACCCGATCGGCATCATCACCGAGCAACGCGAAACCCCCGCCGGGTGGATCGCCACCGGCCGGTTCAGCAGCACCCCCGGCGCTGACGAGGCCCGCCAGTTGGCCCTCGATGGCGTACTGGATGGCCTATCGATCGGGTTCGACCCGATCGAGTGGCACATGGAACGCGACGACGAGGGCGAGGTAATCGTCTACGACCGGGTGCGCGTGCGCGAGGTGTCCCTGGTGCCCTTCCCCGCTTACCCCTCGGCCCGCGTTGACAGCGTGCGCCAACTACCGCCAACCCATCAACCATCAACCGTTACCACCGACCACCGACGAGAGGACACCACCACTATGACCACCACCGACACCGAGCGCACCGAGCGCACCGATGACCTGCGCGAGATCCGCGAATCGGTCGAGGATCTCGGCCGGCGCGTCGAGCTGAGCGTTCAGCACCGCGACGAGCAGGCGCCCGCCATCGACCAGCGCAGCGCCGGGCAATGGCTGCGCAGCATCGCCGCCGGCGACGCTGACGCTGTACGCGAATACGAGCAGCTGGTCACCCGCGCCTACACCGGCGGCATCAGCGCCGATGGGATGCTGACCCCCGCCTATGTGGGCGACACCATCCGCCTCATCGAGTCCCCCAACGTGCTCGGCCAAATCTTTAGCACCGGCCCGCTGCCAGCCAAGGGGCTGCGCCTTGAATATGGCGTGCTGGACACCAACACCGTGGCCGTAGCCAAGCAGACCGCCGAGGGCGCAGATCTGCCCGTGGGCAAGATCTCGCTGGATGTGGCCTACGCCGATATTCACACCTATGGAGGTGTCATCGAGATGACCCGCCAGCAGATCGAGCGCACGACGAACGTTTCGATGCTCGATCTGCACATGCGCGCCCTATCGCTGCGCGCCGGCGCCCGCAAAGCATCCGAGCTGCGCGAGCTGTTTGCTGCCACCGTGGCAACAAACGCCGCCGACCCTGACCGGGTGGCCGTGGTCGCTGATGAAACCAACTACATCGACTGGGTGGGCGCCATCATCGACGGGGCCGAATGGTACGCAAGCCTCGGCCTGTCCCTCGATGCCCTGGTGGCAGATAAAACCAAGTTCAAAGCGCTGGCCTCACTGGTGGACAGCGCCGGCCGCCCGCTGATGGTCATCAGTGGCGAGGGCGTCAACACTGTAGGCCGCATCAACCCGCGCGCCCTCACCGGCAACCTCGCCGGCGTTGATGTGTTCCTGAACCTCAACCAGGCCGCCCCCGGCGCTGCGTTCGTCAACAGTGAAGCGATCCGCCAGTACAACAGCCCCATGGTCGAGCTGGCTGATGAGAACATCGTCAACCTGTCTAAGCAATTCGGGGTGTACTACTACGCAGCCAACGCTGTGGAGATCCCCGGCGCCATCGTGCCCGTGGTCGCAGCTCTGCCGGCCGGCGTCAAAGACGGCAAGTAGTCACCAATGACCACCGACCAGGGCGAGGCTGCAGAGCTGGAACAGCTCACCGCACAGCTGCGCGAATACGTCACACCCGACGCCCGCCATGTGGCTGTCGATGATGTGTTCGTCACCGCGTGCACCCGCGAAGCTCTCGCCCTGGTCGGTCAACTCATCGGTGCCAACGTGCTGCCGGCCGCGATACGCACCCGCGCCATCATCGAAGCCGGCAGTGAACTGTTCCACAAACGGCAAGCCCCCAACGGGATCAGCCAATACGCCGACCCCGCCGGAACACCCATGCGCATCGCCCGCGATCCGCTGAACGTGGCCCGCGTCATCCTGGCCCCATTCCTACCCATGGGGTTCGCATGAGCGTGCTGGGGGATATGCGCCGCGAGCTGGCCGATGATGTGGCCGGCAACCCTACCGAGCTGACCACCTACGACCATGTGCCCGGCCGCGTGCAGCTGCCGGCAGCGTTCGTCATGGCCGGCGCCCCCTACATCGAGCAGGCCCAAAACTTCGGCAGCAGCACCGTGCGCTTCCAGGCTGTCCTGCTCACTCACCCATCACTGAACAGTGAAACCACCGACCAGCTCGACGAGCTGATCGAAACCGTCAGCGGCCGGCTGAGCGCAGCTGACTGGCTGATCGAGACGATCGACCAGCCCAGACTCATCGACCTATCAGGCAGCGATGTGCTGAGCGTCACCATCAACGTGGCCGCCGTGGCCTCATTCCCCTAACCCACCTAACCCAAGAAAGGCACCACCATGGGATCGACCCGCATCAGAGGCAACAAAAAGCCCCAGCTGACCCTGGGAACTCCCGGCATCGACCAGTCTGCTGATGTGATCAGCTGGGCGATCGAGAACGATGAGGCTGATGCTGATGTGGTGACGTTTGAGGACGCCGCCAACGGTGGGGGCCGGCAGTTCTACTTGCGCGGCTCGGCCATCCAAAGCACCGCCAGCGCAGCGTTCTGGCGTTACGTCTGGGAGAACAGCGGCCAGGCAGATGTTCCCTACACCATCGCCGCCCACGGCAACGCTGTCCCCACCGCGAACGAACCGCATTTCGTGGGAACGCTCACCATCGGCGCTAAGCCCACCATCGGGGGCGAGGCATCCAGCAGCGCCACTAGCGCGTTCACGTTCGACTACGAGTTCACCATCGACGGCGAACCGACGATGGACACCGGCGCGTAACTAGCCTGAGGGGGCCGGCAGCTCATGGCTGAATTTCAGAACCGTAACCTACGCATCGATGGGCTGCGCGAGCTGAACAAAAAGCTGCGAGCTGCCGGCGATGAATCGGCCGACCTGCCAAACCTGATGCAGCAGCTGGGCCAGACCGTCATCGCTAACGCCCGCGTGCCTCAGCAGAGCGGCGAGCTGGCCGCCAGCCTGCGCGCGGGCCGAGGCCGCACCAAGGCAGTGGTGAGGGCCGGCTACGCCCGCAGAGCCAGCTACGCCGGCGTCATCCATTACGGCAACCCAAACACCGGCACCCGCGCGCAGCCGTTCCTGGTGGACGCCCTACGCCGCGCGCAGCCCGCCCTCATCGTTCAGCTGGAGGCCGGCCTGGGCCAGCTGCTCAAAAAACACAACCTATAACAGAGAGAAAAAACATCATGGCAAAGCTCGACATCACCAAACTCACCCTGGGCGAGGTCGCAACGATCGAAGATCTGGCCGGCGTATCACTGTCCGAGCTGGAGGGCGCCCCCCAGGGTAAATTCCTGGCCGCCCTGGTGATGATCCACCAGCGCCGCAATGGTGAACCCACGTTCACGTTCAACCAGGCACTAGCCACCCCCATGGATCAGGCGCAGCAGATCCTGGGCCTCGGCGATGATGTGCCGGCAGAGGATGCAGCTGAAAAAAAAGACAAGCCCGCCACCAAGAGCGCGCCCGCCAAAAGGCCCAATTCATAGTTCACCTGGGGCTACAGCCCGAGGCATACGAGCAGCTCACGATCGCCGAGCGTGACGCGATCATAAAAGAGATGAACAGTCAACGCCGCAGTAGGCGCTAAACACCAAGTAGAGGGGAACGCCGGCCATGGCAAGAAACACCGTCATCGTGTCCGTGCTCGGCGACACCCGCGACCTGCAACAAAAGCTAGGCGACAGCGAGGGGAGCCTGGGCAAGTTCGGCAAAGCTGCCGCAGTGATGGGCCTGGCGATCGGTGCAGCTGTGGCTGTGGTCGGCGCGCAAGCGTTCAAAGCTGTGGCCGAGATCGAACGCCTCAACGCGCAGACAGCTGCAGCGCTGGCATCAACTGGCAGCGCATCGAAGCGCAGCATCGAACAAATCAACGCACAATCTGACGCCCTGGAAAAGCTGTCAGGTATTGAGGCGGAGGTTATCCAAAACGGGCAGAACATTCTGCTGACCTTCACCCAAATAAAGGGCGACAACTTCGACGCCGCCACCGCTGCCGCCCTTGATCTGTCGGTGGCACTCGGCCAGGATATGAAAAGCGCGTCCACCCTGGTGGGTAAGGCGCTGAATGATCCGATCGCCGGCATGGGCGCCCTGTCTCGGGTCGGCGTGCAGCTGACCGCTGAGCAAAAAGCAGTGGTCGAACAGATGGTGGCGGTCGGCGATGTGGCCGGCGCGCAGGGTGTCATTCTGGGGGTGCTCACTGAACAGTTCGGCGGATCAGCTGAGGCGTTCGGTGGCACATATCTGGGAGCGCTCGAAAAGGTAAAAAACTCGTTCGGCACCCTCACCGAGGCGCTGGTGGTGGGCCTGCTGCCGGGGGCCACCGCCACGCTCATCGCAATAAACGATCTGTTTGTGCGCATCGCTGACTCGCCCAGCTTCCTGGCGTTCACCGAGAGCGTGGGTGTATTCATCGCCGCCCTGTTCGCCGGCGAGAGCGCCCTACAGAACATGAATTTCAGCGATGTGTTCGCCAGCCTGCTGCCCGGCGTCATCGCCGGCGTGGCAGCTGCTGCCGCGTGGGTGAACGGTGATGGCCTCACCAGCCTGCTCGCCAGCATCACCGAGGGCCGGGGCGTGCTGCTCGATGGTGCTGTGCAACTGTTCACCACCCTGGCCGAGGCGCTGCCGCAGATCCTGCCGGCTGTCATCGCAGCCCTGACTGGGTTCCTGGTGGCGATGGTGGGCCAACTGTCTACCTTCCTGCCCCCGCTGCTGGTGGCAGGGCTGGCGATGTTCCAGGGGCTGGTTCAGGCCATCGTGGTGATGGCCCCGCAGATCATCGGCCAGCTGGCTGGCCTGCTGCCCGAGCTGCTGGCCTCGATCCTGGGCATGATCCCGCAAATACTGCAGGCAGCCATCGGGCTGTTCACCATGCTGGTGGATGCGATCCCGATCATCCTGCCGCCGCTGATCGCCATCATCATCGGCCTGCTGCCGGTACTGGTGAACTCTGTGCTGTCAATGCTGCCTGACATTCTCGCGGCTGCCATCAACCTGTTCACCGCCCTGGTGGCCTCCATCCCCGTGATTCTGCCGCTGCTGCTGCGCGCCATCATCGACCTGCTGCCCAGCCTGATCGGCTCGGTACTGTCCATGCTGCCCGCCCTGCTGCGCGGCGCTGTGCAACTGTTCACCGGCCTAGTAAGCGCGATCCCGCAGATCATCCCGCCCCTGCTGGGCGCCCTCATCGCCCTGGCGCCGGTCATCATCGGCGCGATCATCGGCCTGATACCTGTACTGCTGCGCGCCGGCGTTGACCTGATCGGTGGGCTGGTGTCTGGCCTGTTCAAAGCTGGCGGCAGTGTCGGTAAAGCGCTGCTAGATATCGCCAAAGGCGCTGTGGGTGGGTTCCTCAAATTCCTGGGCATCAAATCGCCCAGCCGCCTGTTCGCCAGCTTCGGCAAAGACACCGTGGCAGGTCTCGCTGTGGGGCTGCGTAAGAACGCCGGCCTGGTCGATGGGGCGATGGATCAGCTCAGCGATCGGGTCGCTGGTGGGTTCAGCGCACAACTCAGCGCCCCCGAAATCGATGGGGCGTTCAACACCTACAGCACCGGGCGCAGCAGCAGCATGAGCGCGGCCCCTGCCACCATCCAGATCAACCTGCAAACACTCAACCCGACCGCCGAAACCGGCCGAATCATCGTGGAATCAATCCGCGACTACGAGTTCAGCGGGGGCCGACTGTGACCATTACCGAGCGCCCCCTGCTGGGCAGTGTGCGCATCATGCGCGCCAGCAGCGAGCTGATCGCCAACGCCACCAATGTGAGCGCCCGCCGGGGCAGCTCACGCACCGGCCTGGGCCTAAAAACTGATGTGGGCCTGATGAGCTTCACCCTGCTGAACGCTGAGGATCCACTGGCCGGGGGAACCATCGAGCCTGGTCAGATCATCACCCTGGAATCTGTAGGCGCTGCTAACGCGATGTCGCAGCTGTTCACCGGCCGCGTGGTCGATGTGGCATCGCGTTACCCGCTGGACAAAAGCACCGGCAGCCAGAGCGCCATCGTCATGGTAACTGTGGCTGATGCTGTGAAAGTGCATGTGGAAACCCCCCGCTACGGGGTGAGCGTGCCGGCCAATTTCGAGACGTTCGAGGCCCGCCTGGGCCGCCTCGCTGCCACATCGCTGGCACCGATCGCCGCCCCCATCCAGGGCGCTGCCCGGGGGGTGTATGCGTTCTAATGGCTCGCTACACCGGAAACCTCATAAACAATAACTTCACCTATTTAGACGTAACCCACACCCAAAACGCAGCCGGCAACACGTCCACCATTTCGTGGGTGCTGGGGTGGGCGTTCAGATCGCCCACCCTCGACCGAGATCTCGATAACGGCGATGTGGTTATCGATGGCAGCGTGCGCTATAACGTCCCCGGCCGCCTGTACTCGTTCTCTAATAACTTCACGACGCGCGATCTGGCAATCGCCTCGGGCAGCTACACCGTCACCCACAATTCTGCCGGCTATAAAACGCTCAGCCTCAGCGCCTCGATAACCCCCTTCCAAAACGCTGCATCGAGCCTCAGCGCCAGCCTCACCCTGCCGCGCATCTCTAAACCACCCAGCGCCCCCAGCATCACCTCGATCAGTAATGTGACCAGCAGCAGCGCCCGCATCAACGGCACCACCCCCACCGATGACGGCGGCGCTGCAATCCTTGATTACCAATTCCAGGCCGCCACAAATACCGCGTTCACCTCGGGCGTGGTCACCACCACTGGCAGCAGCCGCATCCTCGACATCGGCGGGCTGACCCCCGGGCAGAGCTATTACTTTCGTATGCGCGCCCGAAACTCGCTCGGCTTCTCGCCCTACTCAAGCGGCACCCCTAGCGCGTTCGTGGGCCTACCAGCGCCCACGTTCACCAGTTGGCAGCAGAACACTCAGGGCCAGCTGGTCGGCAACTGGACAGCCCCCACCCCTGCCACCGGCCTGACCGGCTACCGCCTACAGTTGGCCCGCGATGCCGGGTTCACCACCGGCGTGCAGAACATCGAGCTGGGCAACATCACCAGCCATGCAGTGGCTGGCCTGGCTGGTGGGCGTGCATGGTATGCCCGCGTGGCAGCTCGCACCGCCGGCGGCATCAACGCCTACTCAGCAGGGCGCAGCCAGCTGCTGATCTTGAGCGCTGGCGATCTGGACAGCTGGACAAGTATCGGCACACCGCCGGCGGCCGTATCCCGTTACACCAGTGAGGGAATCAGGCGAGGCACCATCGAAAACCGCCAGGCTCTATTCATAGAAAGCCTCACAACAGCTGCCGCCACCCTGCCGGCTAACACCTTCGGCATACAGCACACCGTGACCGGGCTGAGAGTCGGCAAAGCGTACCGATACAGCGCCAGCGCCCAGCTGGCCGATCCCAGCGCTAAGGCTGTGCGCTATCAGCTGCGCGTCACCGCTGAGGGTTCAGCGCCAGCTGTGACCATCACCACCAACAGCACCACCCTGGGCCTGTTTGAGTTCGTCGCTGACAGTACAAGCGCGATCCTGCAGATCATGCTCGCCGATGCTGTCACCACAGCTGTGGCCGTCGATGTGTTCGAGGCTGTGGCCTTCACTCAGATCAGCCTGCTGGAACTGGCAACTGATTACCCTGTGCGCCTGCGATCAACCGTCTATGAATCGAACCTGGCTAACCATTTCGATCTGGCCTGTAACTCGGTCGGCGCGTCCTGGTATGTG